GATGTGGTGGCACAGTGGCAGCGGTAGCGGTTCCCCCGCTCGGCGTAGAAAGCGCGCACCTCATCGCGCGTGTACACCTTGCCGTTTCGGCTGGCGTGCCATGGTCGAGTGGTCGGGATCAGCGCCGAGGTCCACAGCAGCCCGGTTCGCACGCCGAGTTCCGCCTCGGCCGCCTCCGATTCCGCAATTCGCGCCTGGCGCAGCGCATCCGTGATGTCCGTCTGCGCGTATTGCAGCGCGCGTGACTTGCCAACGTCCAGCCGCTCCTGGATCAGCTTGCGCGCAGTGATCGGGTTCATGCCGTCGGCCACCGCCTGCCCAATCACCTGCGCCAGCTGGGCTCGCTGCTCGGCCGCGAGTCCGTTCCAGTGCTCGTAGCTCTTCGTCTTCGCGATCGCGATGCGGGTCGTGTAAGGCTCGCTGTAGATGACCGCCTCCAGGCTGCGCGCTGCAGCGTAGACGGTCGAGAGGTTGGCGAGGTTGGACACCGACTGCGCTGTGCCGAGTTGGGACGCCTCTTCGACGTAGCCATCCCACCAAAATACGTGCTCCACGGAGCGCGCACCGCCGAGGATCCAGCGCTGTAGTGCCGCCTGCAGCTCTTCCGCGACCGTCGTGAGCGTCCCAGCAGTCGCGCCGTACCGAACGGTCGGCCTCAGGTCGTTGACTGCATAGACGGGGATGCGCGCGAACAGCGTGAGCACGTCGCGCTGCAGGCCGGCGAAGCGCTTGCGGATCTCGGCGCCAGCCCGACGCAAAATGCCGCCGGTGCCGGTGCGGTCTCGGACGTTCCCCGGAATCACCGGGTTGCGGACTGGGGCGGCCGGCTTCACGCGGCGGCCCGCGGGTCACCGGCCTGGTCGTCCTCTTCTGGATCGGCGCCCTCCTCTGGCATGCCGTCGTTCGCCCGCTGCTCGAACCCAGCAACGCCGCGCAGCTCGTTGGCATCGAAGAGCGGCTCAGTGAGCCCAGCCTGGAATGCCTGCTGCATGGCAGCGGTGAGCTTGCCCAGCTGGCCGTACTTCTCGTCGTCGCCCGGGGCATCCAGCGGCTTCCATTCGATCTCGAACTCGCCAGCCTCGATCACGCCGCAAGCCTGCATGCGCCGGACGAACTCCTCCAGCATCGGGGTGAGCTCGTTCTCCTGCCGACTCTTGCAGCGCGCGACCATGTCGGCCTTGTCCTCGTCGCTGGCCAGCCGGCCCGTCTGCTGCCCAAAGAGGATCGTGTACGGGATCTGCACCGACGCCGCGAATAGGTTCGCCGCCACCTCGAAGGCCTTCGTCGGGTCGCTCTGCTGGGTCTGCAGGGTGGTCGCCTCGCCGCCGGCCAGCGCAATGCTGGCGTCGATGTTGCGGTTCAGCTTGGATGCCTTGTCCTCAATGACGTCGGCCACAGACTTGCCGCTCGGCGTGCCGTCCGGGTTCTGGGTCAGCACCTGCACGTTCGCCTGGGGGTCGAACTTGAAGACCAGCGTGCGCGCGGAGTTCTTGAGGTAGCTCTCAGCCGAGCCGCCGCTGATCTTTTCCAGGTCGACTAGGTGGTTGAAGCCCGCTTTCAGCAGCGGCACACCCTCGAACATGTCGCCCACCGAGCCCTCGGCCAGGATCTGCACCCGGCTGGGATGCACGTCCACCCACTGCTCCGGCTGGCCCTGCCTGTCCGTCCCGTCCGGCATGTGCATGCGGTACTGGAACATGCGCGGCTTGCCGAAGTTGTCGGGGTCGGCCGGGTCGCTGTGCCATTCGGTGACCTTGATCTGGTCCTCGTAGAGTGGCACGAGGTCGACCAGCTTCTGCGCGCGCTGCAGCGGCTCGCGCAGCGGCTTGCTGTCCGCCACCCGGTAGATCAGCGCGGAGAACCGGCCCACCATGTTTCTGCGGTCGAAGTCACGCAGCTTCTTCCATCCCTGGATCACGCCCAAGGTCTTGCCGACCTTGTTCTCCCAGTCGCCCGGCTCGTCGGTCTCCGGCCTCTTGATCCTCGGCCGCTCCTGCCAGCACTTGTCCAGGATGCGGTGCACCGCACCTTGCGCCGGGCCGCCGCGCTCGTAGGCTGTCTTCAGGCGTTCGAAGGTGACATCGGTTGGATATCCGTAGCTTATCCATGCCGTCGGGCGCTTGGCGTCCAGAGCGCCGCCGGAGAACAGCGACTCGCGCGCGCGGATGAGGTCCGCTTCGTTGATGACGTACTCGGCCATGCGCCGCCATGCTAGGGAGCCGACATCAGGCGAAGATGCCAGCGGCGGGGGCGATCAGTCCGTTGAAGCCCCGTGATGCGGCGTCGACCTGATCGTCGTTCAACCCATTCGGGAACAGGCGAAGCTCTTCGGTGAAGTCCTTGTTCCAGTCCCCGCGCAGCATCAGCACGTTGCCTACGTTCACCTGGCTCGCGAACGGCCGCGCCCGCACCACCTTGTCGCCGGTTTCCGGGCTGGTGTGCACCTGATGCCCGGCCAGCATGGCCACCAGCGCCGCCACTTGCCCCTTTCCGGCCTGCCCTGGATCCTGAGGCAGCGACTGCTTAACCATCCCCATCCCGTCAGCGCTGGCCGTGGCCTTGATGAGCTGATCGCGCTTTGCGGTGCCGTGCTGCCTCCGCACGGCATGGGAGACGATGTAGCGGCCGTCCCGCAGCTGGCCCACCCGCACGCCCGCCGTGTAGTCGCCCGCACCCTCCGTGGCCCCCAAGTCCCAGCCGCGACACCACTGCACGACACCGGCCGGGATCGCGTCGACCACCTCGATCATGTCAGGCTGGAATTCGCCTCCCTGCGCCGGTGACGGCCGCTGCTGGAACTGCCCGGCCACCGCGTACGGTCCCATGATCTTCTTGTCGCGGTCAACGACCTCGCGCGGGAAGCGCGCGGGGAACAGCAGTTCGCCCACTTCCCGACGCGGATCCACAAAGCCAATGCTCGTCGCCTTGCTCGGCCCCTCGTACTCCATCGGGAGGCACAGGTGGTCATACCCCAAGTCCTCGGCCAGGATGACGCCCGACACGTCCTTCACGGACAGGCGCTGCATCACGATGATGATGGCCGAGCTGTCCGGGTTGTTCAGGCGCGTCGGTAGCGTCTCGCGGAACACCCGGTTCGCCTCGCCCAACGCGGCATCGGAGTGCGCATCCTCCACGCTGTGTGGGTCGTCCCACGTGACGCGATCGCCGCGGCGCCCAGTCATCGACCGTACGGGGCAGGCCTGCCGCCAGCCCGTCTTCGCGTTCTCGAAGTAGGTCTTGGCGTTCTGGTCGCCTGCCAACGCCGTCGGCCAGAGCTGCTGATACCACTCGGACTGCACCAGCCTGCGCATCTTGACGTTATCGCGGATCGCGAGGCCCTCTTCGTGGCTGGCGCCGATGAAGCGGATCGACGGTCGCCCCTTCGGGCCCCACTCCCACGCCGGCCAGAACACGCCGACGCTCATGGATTTCATCGTCCCGGGCGGGATGTTGATCAGCAGCCGGGTGATTTGCCCAGCAGTGACGGCCTCCAGGTGCTCGCTGATCGCGTCCATGTGCCAGCCGTGGACGTACGGCTGGCCTGGCTCCAGCACGGGCCACGCCCTGCGGATGAAGTTCGCCAGCCGGCGCCGGCAGTACTCCCGCTCCGCTGCCAGCCAGTCGGCCTCTGAAAGCTCAACGCGGCGCACGAGCGGACATCAGTTCCTCAAGTGCGCCATCGGACAGCACCGACGGGTCGATGGCTGGCGCATCGGGCTTCTCGTCGTCGTTCAGCCGCTTCACCGTGTCCTTGTTCGCCGCCATCAGGTTCAGCGCCACGTGTGCCGACTCGTTCGCCAGCTTTGTGAGCACACCCACGTTGCGCAGGCTATCCAGCGACTTCAGCGGCTCCGCGTCGTCCACCTTGGCGACTTCGCTGTTCGCCAGTGCATGGAGCCGATGCGCCGTCTTGGCGCCCAGCTCGGCCGCGCTCGCCAGGTTGTCGCTGATCGAACGCAGCTTGGCTGCGAGGTTATGCGCGGTTATTTGCGCAGTTACCGGAAGCGCCTGCAACGCGCGCTCAGTCGCAACTATCTGATGCGCAACGTTTTTCACCTGCGCGGCTTGCGCGGAAACGCGCTCGCGCAGGGCCGACTCCGATATGCCGAGGCTTCGGGCAACAGCACGTTGCGCCTCACCTTCCGCCACACGACGCAGGGCCTCGGCCCACTGGTCGGCACTGAGCTTCGACTTACGCCCCATCCTCTCCCCCGATCATCTCCAGCAGCTTGCGGCCACGGGTCTTTGCCTTCTTCGACGGCTTCGGAGGGCGCTGACGAGCACGGCGCTGACGCTCTCGCTCCTCATCCTCAGGCGTCCACCGCGATGGGTAGGCCGCGCCCACGGTCCGTGTCACCCCGTCCCGCACATCCACCCTGGCCACCATGCGCAGCTCCTCGGGCGCGGCGCCGCCGACCTGGACGATTACCGGCCGCGCTGCCAGGTCGAACACAGAGCGCGGAGCGGTGGTGGCGGGCATCGGAATGCCGCGGGCGGCCACGATGCGGCGCACGACCGGCAATTCCTCGTCGAGCTCGTCCTCGTCAGGGACGGTTTCACCGAACAGCAGGAGTTGGTCGGTGGACGGGCAGGAAAGCATGAGATTCACCCCCGCGTGCCCTTTGATGGGCGCAGCTTGCGGGCCCAGCCCTTCACCAGCTCGTGCCCCTCGCGCCACGCATCGGCTCCGAACATCTTCTCCAGCGCCTCGCGGTACTGAGGGGTGATGCCCTTGCGCTGCTCCGACTCCAGGTGCGCGCCCGTGGCGGCCAGGGCCCGCGCCTTGCAGCTGCGGCAGTCCTGCTCGAAGCCGTCGCGGTTCGGCGTGCGCTCGGCAGCGGTGCATGAGGGGCATGCCATCACACGATCCCCTGCCTTACAGCCCACACAGCAGCACCGACACGGCCACGCACACCCAGGCGTTCGAAGATCACCTGGGTGTAGGTCCAGCACGGTGTTCTTCGAGATCCCCAGCGCCTCGGCGATCTCCTGGTTGCTCTTGTCCTCGGCGATGAGGGCGATTACCTCCCGCTCGCGCGGCGTCAGCGGCGATCCCTGGCGCACCTCTGCTCGTCTTGATGTCATGTCGGGGCCTCAAGCAGCTCGACACGCACGATCACCAGGCCGCCCATGACGGGAGAGCGCCACACGCGGTAGTCGTCAATCTGGCTGTCGTCGTACCACAACCCGGCGTGCGTGAGCGCATCGAACAGCGCCTTCGGCAGGTTGTCTAGGTCGCGCGTGCGCCGATCCGGCATGCGGGCCTCGATGTCCACCTTCACGCGCCGGAATCCAACGCTGTGCGTGCGCGCCAGCGTCAGGCAGTTATCCACATCCTTGCGGTACTGCCGGCCTTCCTGGCTGATGAGCGTGCGGCCGGCGAGCGGGCCGGTGTTCGGAGAGCGGTAATACCTGTTCAGCGATGGCGGGAATGGGAGGGTCAACTCGATCACTCGAACAACCTCGCCACCGCAAGCACCACCGCGACGATGACAGGCCACGCCAATGCGCCGCCGACCACGCCAATGACGATGCCGGCGCCGTCGACCTGCGCAGGCCTGGGGCCTCGGCCCTGGTTCTCGTTCCTGGGGTCCATCACCGGCTTCCTCCTGTCTTGTCCATGGGGGTGAGCGTCCAATCGGGGGTTGCGGCGCGGCGCTTCAGCTCGCGGGCGCACTCGGCAGCGAACTCGCGGTCTGAGGCATGCGCGCTGGTGCTGCACGCCGCTATGGCGCAGTCGAGCGCACGGTCGGGCATCTCGGCAGGGACGGCAGCCTCCGGGTGTCGGCGGGCTCTAACGTAGCGGCTCACAGCAGTCCTTTCTGTTCCAGCTTCAGGAGCGATCGGATGTGCCCCTCGTGCCATGCGAGATCCACCTCGGCCTTCGTCATGCCGGCCGGGCGCTGGCGCTGGCCGTCGTAGACCGCATCGCAGTAGGTGCAGGCGTAGGCGCCCGCTCGGTCGCTGGCCTTGAGGCCCGCGCCCTTCCCGCCGGCCGAGCCGCGGTAGTGGCTCCAAATCGTCATGTCAGGCCGGCACGGGCATCCCGGCAGCCGGACGGTGCATTCCTCGCCGTTGGCCGAGTCGCGGATGCGCTGGTCTCGGGTCATCACCTGCTTGGGTATCGCCGGAGCAGCGCCGCTGGCCTCCCGGTAGACGCCCCGGCAGTGCTGCAGCGGCATCACCGGCGGGCGCACGCGCTCCTTCGGCTCCGGTGGCTTCGGGCGAGAACGCAGCGGCGCGCGGCGCTGGATGGCGGAGCGCGTCACTCGCCGAACTCCGAAAGCAGCGCCTCGATGGCGCCCACTCGGTCGGCCGCCGGCAGCTTCGGCCACAGGTACTTCGCAGCGTGCTCCGTGCGCAGGAACTCGACCACCGCGTCGTGAAACTCGCGCATCTCGTCTTCGCCCATGCGCGCATAGCTGATCGACTTCGGCACCGGGAAGACCCCGCCGCGCGGGCCCGGCAGCCAGTCGACGTGCCCGGCGCCGAGCTTCAGCCACAGCCGGAACTGTTCGAAGTCGCCGATGCGCTCCTGAGCGTCGAACACGCGCTGCTCCATGGCCATGTGCCGGCGATGGAACGGGCCGCTGCGCTCCCGGTGGGTCTTGATCTCCAGCATCTCGCCGGGCTCGGCGCGGTGCAGGAACCAGTTCCAGATCCGGCGCCAGGACTTGCGGTGCTGCTCGCTCAAGCCGTCGATGGCGCCGAACAGCACCCGGCGCGCAGCCTCGCGGTCAGCCTCGGCGATGGGCTGGGCGCCTTGGCGAACGAGCACGATGTCCGTCATTTCGCACCGCCCTTCGCAATGCAGCATGGACCGACCCACTGCATGACGCCCTGCACGCGCTGCTTGCGCCTGCCGTAGTTGCGGATGGGCTGCCCGCACTTCGCGCAGCGGAAGCTGATGTGCAGCCCCGTGCCGGCGTACCGGAACGGCCCCTCGGGGCGCGGGCGGATGTCGTCACTGCTCACTCGAACCCCTTTCCCTTGGCCGGCTCCGGCCGTATGTCGGCAGAGCTTTCCTGCCACCGCTGCACGTCGCCGAAGAAGTCGAGCCCGAACTCTCCGCACATGCCCTGGCGGTTCTTGTCGATGCCGCAGCCGACGATGCGCCGGCCCTCGTCATGGAACTCGCGCACGGGCCAAAGAAACATCACGACATCGGCGTCTTGCTCGATGGCGCCGGAGTCGCGCAGGTCGGCAAGGCTGGGGCGCTTGTTCGCACGCTTCTCGACGTCCCGGTTGAGCTGGGACAGGGCGAGGACCGCGAGGCCCAGCTCTTTCGCCAGCGCCTTGAGCCCGCGGCTGATCTCCTCGATCTCGCTGTTGCGGTTGCCGTCCTTGCGCGTGCTGGCGCAGAGCTGCAGGTAGTCCAGCACCAGCACCCTCAAGCCCTTGCAGTGCTTGGCCTTGATGCGGATGTCCTGCAGGGTGAGGGCCGGCTGGTCGTCCACCATGAACGGCAGGCGAGTGGCTCGCTCCAGTGCCTCGCAT